GTCTGGTTTCGGCAACTTGAATACACTTATTAGCAAGTGCCTGAGCACTTTCCTTATCATAATTTGCTGAACCCATTAAGATAAAACTAGTTTCGTAGTTTTCAGTATTTTCAAATAGTGTATAACCACTGATAATATCATCAAGTCCAGAGAATAGTGAACCAGAAGATGTTAAATTAGAACTTCCACCGTAATTTTTACCACCTGCAAGGGTGTAAGTTGGAGCACCTACTGCAGCAAAAATGATGTTTTGTGCATTTTGGTCCCAACCAACATCCGCAGCAAGTTCAAAATCTGCTTGATCTTGAATATCAAATCCTGTTGTTACAATTCCTACTGGTGCAGATCCACCATAAATGTAGGAAGAATTTGTTTGAAGATACTTTCTCCAATAAGAAGGACTTCCTACAGAGAATGATGCATCCTTTGCCTTAGAAAGTGAAAGGTGCTTTTCAAGGATTGTGCCTGCATTACCAGTAACTGTCCCCTTATCGTCAATAATAACTACATGAAGTTCGTCAAATCTAGAACTTCTTGAATCTGCATATGCCGATGTTGATGGTCTATCTGCAATTGTGTTCCATGAAATTGATCCATTTGAAAGAACAACTGCTTGTTGGTCAAACCAATCAATTTCTGAAGTATATGATTTTGAAGTAAATCCTGTTCCTACTCCATTTGTATGAACACCAATACTACCACTATTAGCAAGAGTATAAACACCACTTGGTTGGTAATCTACTGCAGTTACAGTTCCTGCTGAAGAAACATGACTTACAAGTTTAGTTGAAATTTTTCCAACACCAATTTCTGTAATAATACCCTTAAAATACCCATTCAAAAGACTAGTTGTTCCTGCTCCTGCTAAAACAGTATTTGCAGGGACTGCCTGAGTAAATCCATAACCTACTACTAGGCTTACGGTATTAATTCCTGTTAAAATTTGGTCTGCTTTTGCATCAATGATTGCAACTTTGATGTCATTTGCCCAAGAACCTGGGTTTTTAGCAGCAACTGTTACGTTGGTGATGGTATTCTCATCATATCCAAGTTGATTGTAATGAGTTTCACTCTTAATTTTAATACTTGTAGCAGTTCCTACAAAAGCATTTTTGAGTCCGGCATCATCTGCTCTAGAAATCAACATTGTTCCACCATACGCCAAGTATGATGAAGCCACCATCCAATGTTCGTAGTGCTTATCGGTTGAATATGGTTGCCCGAAAGTGTTTAGAAGGTCATTTTCGTTTTCAATAACAGCAGGAGAATCAACAGGTCCTTTTGCGAAAGGTGCTACAAGAGCAGCAACACTATCCGAGGCTGTATTAACTCTACCAACTGTTAAGTCAACTTCCCTTACTACAATTCCAGGAGATGCTAAATTTAGCGGCATCTTAAGTCCCTCGCAATCCAAATTTATTCTACAAGTATTTATAAATTGCTACTATTACATATAATCCCACATATAAGAACGATCACCATATTCATCAGTGTACCATCTATCACCCGTTTCATCTACAAAACTTGTCATTTCATCGATACCATCAGAGATAAAACCAAATGGAGCCATATCTTGGTCAATTTGATTCTTTTGCTCTTCATAAATTCTCTTACGAACATCATTATCCGTCATTTCCTTAAAGTAGTCCTGTGCCACTAACCAGGAGAAAATAACAAGACACATTGCCAGGTCATCATTACAACCTTCCTCTGCCTCAAATGAATTGCCTCTTTGAGAAAATGTTGTCAGTTCTGCAATGATATCATAATCACATACAAGTAATTTATCATCCTCTAATAATGTCTTTAAGTTAGAACATCCCAATTTTTTAACTGCGGCAGTTGTTCTAACTCCAAGTTGTGATTTCTTACCAGAGAAACCAGAACCCACAATCTGCCCTGCACGACCTCTCATTGCACACATCAGCACATTATCATACTCAAGGTCATATTGCAGAATACTTGCCACCTGATCTCCAATATCGTTGACCTCTATCAATAACCAGGCTTCATTATAACCTTTTGCTACTTGGTGAATGACACTAGGAAACATCATTGGTTTGATCTCATTATTTTTATACTTTGCTACAACCTTATATGGAAAGTTTGTGATGTCATAAACAATAAATGCCGAATAATCGTTACCAATTCCTCTTGCAACATCGACTGTGATTAGATAGTTATTGTCTTCCTTTGCCTCCTCATAAACATCCAATCCAGCATTTCTTTTAATCGGGTCCTCATATACAAGATTTCTGAGTTTTGCCGGACTAATGAGAGTATTTACTGAACCTAAAAATTCGCAATTATGTGATACTATATTATTTGAATAGTATAAATGGTCAATACCAGAATTTACAATATCATATAGATCTATTTGTTGCTCAATGATTTTTGATTTTTTTAAAAAACATCCACCATCCTTAGTATAAATTTCTGTAAATTTGTCCAAATCCTTTGCTTTAATTATTCCATCAATTGTAGATAATGGGTGATCCAATGAACATTTCAATTCATTTCCATTAGAAAACTTTAGATGGATATAACTATCTTTAGTTATTTTGTTTATACCAAAAAAGGATACTAAACCTTCAGGAGAAAGTATTTTGTGTCCTTTTTTGTTTAATACTACGCTTTCAGGAATTGTATGCATTTGTTTAAAATTTGTTCGGGATAATTTTTATATTCCAATTCATCAATATGGAGAACTTCATAACCTTTGAGATTTAAAAATTTGTCTTTTGCTATATCTTTATCTTTATCTTTATGATAATAAGTTCCATCAAATTCTATAATTTTATTATTGAAAATAAAATCAATATGGTATTTTGTTCTATTTAATGAATTAACATATTCTGATAATTTTATAATATCATCATTCTCTATGTACACAATAAACTCCCCATTCAAATCGTGATATTTACAAACATCATATTCAGTTAAATTTAAATTTTTGTAAATTGAATTAAATAATTTTTGAGAAACTACAGATACTCCAAACCCACAATGATTACTTATACAATTTTTACAAATCGATATTTCACTATTTCCATATCCAAGTTTATATGTATAAAATTTTAATGGTGCCTTGCAATAATTGCATTTTTCAATTTTATCTTCACTATAGTTATTAAAAAGACGATAAATTCTTTCAGTAAATTTATTACTCTGTAAATATTGATTTTTTGTTAATTCTAAAATAGAATTGTATAAGTTTTTATCACCTCTAATTATTTGAGTTATCAATCCCCTACTATTCAAATTGTAATCATATTTTTCAAATTTTTTCTTTATGGTTTCGATATCATATTGTTTTTTGGTAAAGGATTTTTTGAAGTATTTTATATCCTGTACTTCTACACCAAATATCAAAGATAATTCTATGGGAGATAAATCTTTATATTCTTCTTTGTTAATATTTTCTTTGATATTTAAATTTACAAAATAATCTATTTCCAAACCATATTTTTTTATAATTTTTGTTAAAGATCCTCTATGAATATTATATTTTTTTGCCGCTTTAGAAACGCTCATAGTTTCTAAATCTTTTTTTAATTCATCTCTCGACGGAATATTGTGTTTATTTTCAAATACTATGGCAGAACTTTCCACTTTTGTTCTTGATTTTATATTAAATTTTTTAAATAAACGAATAATGGGTTGGCGATCTGCATATCCAAAATATATTCCAATCTCATCCAAAGTCATTTTTTTATCACGATACAAATGTTCCAATTGTTCTTTTGTGATATTTTTACTGTTCGTTTTTGAGTTGTTCATATAAATCTCCGATAGATACATCTACTATACCATTATTTATAATAGTTTCAAAAGACAACGATTCAAACTCAACCTTAAACTGCTGCTCACTGGTGTTTGCAATCGTCTGCTGCTTCCATTCTTCGTCTCTACCGGGCACTTCTGACCAATGGACATCTGTGGCCACATATCCGTTCTTGCCCTTCTCAGAGTCGTGCCACATACGGTAGAAGTGATTCATACCACGAGGGGTAGAAACAATAATTACTTTCGTGCTCTGACCAGAAGAAATTGTAGGATAAACCGATGCAAAGAAGTCATCGGCAATGTGATTTGGAATGAATGCAAATTCGTCCAAGAAGATGATGTTATATGAACCACCACGAACGGCAGATGATGATGTAGAGTTTGATGATATTTTAGAACCATTTTCAAGTTCCAAAGAACCTTTGTTCCAGGATATTACACCCTGTTGCATCCACTTGGGTAAGTTCTCATAAGCAAGTTGTAATCTATTGAGAAGGTCTCGTGCCGTAGATGCCTTGTTTGCCAGAATGGCAATATTTACATTATCGTTGAATACGGCATAATGTAACAGATATGATACACAAGTTGTAGATTTACCTGTCTGACGAGGCATCTTACAAATATTAAATCTGTGCTCGTGGAAATTACTAATTAACTTCTCTTGGAACGGATACATCCTAAAAGGTTGTAGTCCGTGGTCAAGAGTAACAATCTTAATATAATTTCTTGCAAAATATACAGGGTCTTCCTTACACTTTAAGAACTCATAGATTTGTTCTTCTGTGAATTCAATCTGGGTATTTGCCCTTTTCAGCAGAGGATTGCCGAGATAGATGTCGTTATTGGGCATAATTACCTCTGTTCAATCCAATTCAATACTGCAAGTGCTTTTTTGTTAGCATTGGGACTTGCACAAGCAAGAGTATAAGTATCACTAATTGTTCCAATACCACTTCTACCTAACTGAAGTGCTGCTCTAACATCAAGATCAACTAATGCACCACTACCATTAATTACAAAACCACTCAAAAGATCACTTCCACCAGATACTGCAGTTTGAGTAATATTGTACTGCATAAAAGAGTTTGAATCCGGATGATTTACCCAAGTTCCTCCAGTCAGTGTTGCATTTTGTAGAAGTTGCCAATAAACATTAGTATTATCATCAGTTGCTGCCTGTAATGATCTTAAAAGCATTACACCAGTTAGATTATTAGATTTCAAACGAATGCTTATAATTGGATAGTATGTGTTTGCAGATGCCATCGCTGTCCCTGTGATGGGATTTGATATGCTCAAAAGAGTTCCAAGTTTCTCTGGTTCTCCTTCCTGAATAAGAGAATTAGAACCCTGATAAAGATAATGAGTTCCTGCAACACCCGTTACATTTTCTATCTCAAGTCTAATTGGTAAGAATGGAGTAGAACACCATACTCCTGGATTGGTATTTGAGTTCTCAAAAGTATGACTTGGAATAGTTTCATTCCTCATCAACCAAGCAAATTGCACAATGCCAGCACCATACCATTCATAATTAATGGAAATCATTTGTTGTTTTGTTGTATCTGCAGTTACTCCAGAGTATCCATTACCATCAAACTTGTCACCATTCCAATCATCTCTGTATACTCTTGTTTCTGTGGTAATTCCAGTTACACTACTGCGGATTACATAAGAATATGTTCCCCCATCATCCTCAAAATAAACACCGTTATTTTCATCAAACAATCCAAATCTTCTGCAAATACCTACTTTTGGTTGTTCTAGACGAATTGCAAATGCAAGAGTTGCACCTCTACCAGGAATGTATCTCATCACATTCTTGGTTTGACGGACGATTTTACTACCAGCAGTAGAACCAACTTGCATTACAATATTACTGGCATTTGCATTAAATGTTGCAGTTCCTACTCCAACTACTCTTTCGTCCCATACATCAGTCTCTTTACCATATTGGAAGGTGTTAAAGAATACTGTTTGATATGGAGAAACTTTAAGTCTACTATTGCCAGTATAAGTATCTTGTGATGGTTTATATAAGTGAGACATTAAACTACCCTCCAACCGTTTCTATAAACAAAAGTAAGTGAACCATAATCATAAGCCAAAATTGCGTAGTCCTCTTCGTCAATTAAATCAGAACCCGATGGATAAATGTAAATGTGTCTGTTTGCACCTTTAGATGCTTCTCCACGTTCGTCTTTTACTATGTAGGTCTTTCCATTCTTCCTTGGTGTGGGTAGAGTGATTGTAACTGCTCCAGCATAATTAATACCAATATAGTAGTCTTGTGGTTTAATTGTGTATGTTGATGTTGTCACATAAGTGAGAGGCATATCCATATATGCCAGATTGGTTTCACCACCCCCACCTAATGTGGAAAGTTGTTGTTGAATACGAGAAAGGAAAGTGCTGTAATGTTTTTGTAAATCATCAAGTGTTGCAAACTTTTGATCCAGTGGAGTAATTGGATCCTGTTGTTGCTTAATATCCGATGGTTCTGCAAGAAGTCCTAAAGATTTTTCAATCAGTTCTTCCTTATGATCTTCCAATACCTCAAGGACTTCATCCAAAGATTGCTCAATTACATCTTCAATAATTTGTTCCTGTTCTTTGGGTGCCTCTGAATACAACCACTTCTCAAATGCCTTAACTGTCTTTTCTTCTTTTACCTTTTTCTTTTTTGTTTCTTTCTTTAAATTGGCAAATTCTCCAAAAAGAGAATCTAATCCCAAGTCTCCGACTACGGAATCAAATTCTTCTTTTTTCTTTTTCTTATCTTCTGCCAATAATTTAAAGAAATCATTCAAGTCTTGAGACATACTAACAATTCCACTTTCTCAGAGATAATGCTTTTCTTGTTGGACTACCTTTTTCGTCTTTCATAGGGCCAGGCATTCCACCCATACGGGCACAGAATGATTTTCTGCGATTTGCTGATTTTGATCCTGGTTTTAATTTTGATGGTGGGGTAGTAACTGCCATAGAAAGTTTGGAACCAGGATTCTCTTTGCGGTAAGAAGCAATTCCTTTTTTATTTAGACCACCCTCAGGATTCTTTCCCTCTTTTCTTTGCCAAG